AGAAACCCTTCTTAGCCTTACCACACTTACCTTTCTTGAAGGCTTCGTAGCCCCACTCAAACTGTATCTTGAGTGGAGCATCGTACTTACTTAGACCATTACGCCGCATTTGCATTCTCCTGTACTTGGTAATTGAACAGCTTAATTGCTGTAACCTTGTCAATCTTAAACCATTCACCCTTACGTTCTTGAGCAAAATGGGTAAAGACCTTGTGCATTTCTCGTTCTTTTGTGTGTCTGTTATCTGTAGACAGAGTAGCTACGAGGCTGTAGTCACGAAAAGGTGATGACGTTTGGTATCCGTTTAGTCTATCTTTAGCAATCACTGCCTTACCAACCTTGACCCACTCAGGCCATGCAGCATTAACAATAATATAAACTTCACCGTTATTAACACTCTCAATTTTATTATGTGACCATGCATCATCTAGCGACTTGTACTTTCCGGGTTTATGCAGAGGATGCTTCTTAGAAATTTCTTTTCCATTAACATACATTCTCTGTGCATCACGTTTACGTACTGCCTCTGGATTATCCTTGTAGTACATTGCTCTTCCTGTGTATGGGTTAGCTTTAAACCTTTCCGTCATCATCTGTATTCTCCTCTTCAGTGGTTGAGGGTTGAATAAAATACTTAACTAACATCTCTAGCTTGTCATGGTAGTTAGCAACTTGTTCTAGTTCCAGTTCGATAGTCTCTACGATATCGGAATGTTCCCCAATACCCGTTGTGCTATTCATATACACCTGTATATTAGCTAGGTGTTTGTTAATGTTCCCAGCTAAGTGGGAACGTATTGCATTCACTAATACTTCCTTCATTGATTCTCCTTCCTATGCTGCTTCTATGTCTACAATCTCACATACCCCTGCAGTACACGCTAACTCACGTCCACCTGAAGTGGTATCTTCTTTCTCAAACTCCTGCAGCAATGACCAGTCTACATTCTTTGGCATTTTTGTCAAGAACTCTTTGTAACTTTCTTCATCTGTATCCTGATAAGGTGCTTGCTGATATGTATGCTCACTGAATGGTAGGAAGCTGATACCAGATACCTCATCAAAATGTTCATACACCCAAGAGCCTACAGCCATCCACTCGTTCTCTTTGACTGAGATAGTGACTGATGGTTTGTGTTCACACCAATGACGCTGATAGGTAAGCCATAACTCAAGCTGCTCAATGGCATTCATCTGTGTCCTAGTGATTGCACCAGAGGGTGACTTCATAGGGAAGCTAAACACTGTTGTGCTATCTGGCTTCATTACATCAGGCTCCGCTGGTATACCCTGCGACATAAGGAACTGTGTCAGTGGGTCTTTGTTATCGCCACGTACAGTACGAATGTAGTATGGATTATGCCGTGCATGGATACCCGACGCTGCATCTGTAAGCTGAGACACAGTACCGCTAGGCTTCACACACGTAACTGCAGTAGACTGCGGTATTTTAAGCTGCTTTGCCATAGCTGCATTAGTCTGCACTGCAGTATCGCGTAATACTTCTAGCATCACCTCAAGCTTATCTCCTGTTGTCGATGTCGTTTTGTTATCCATGATACCTGTTAGTGATACACCAAGCAAGCGTTCCTCTTCTGTGTTTTTCTTCCATACATTACGAAGATACTTAAAGTTAGTCAGCGTAGCTTGGAACGTACCCAGAATAGTAGCTAGGCGTACCTTTTCTTTTAGTGTATCTACCGTGTCACTCTCACGCACAACTACCTCTGACAAATTACAGAACTGGTATGGGCGTAAGATTATCTCACTGCAAGGATTACACCCGAAGTCATGGTCAGTCTCACGTCTACCATTTTTAGCAGCTTGCTTGATAGCTGACTGCCTGTTGAAGATACCACGTTCACCTGACTTACTGTCGTACAGAGACAACCACTCACGCATGAACGTACCCATCTCAGGCTTAGTCTTGTACGCCACAGAGTTATTAGCCAACGCACGTTGTCCCTCATTCTCCCACCACTGACCTGACTTGGCATGTGCCATCTGGTCATCATTAAGATTAGACAATGAAATCAATGCACTACGGCGTACACCACCAACGACTACCACTTCACCAATCTTACACATGATGTCGTGACACTCAATTGGGTAGAGCCTACGTCCTGCTGCTCCCTTAAACTTTTGTACAACAAACTCAAACAACTCAACTAGAGGCTGTGGGCCTGATGCCCTACCGCCAAATGTCTTGAGGCGTTCACCTGCTGCACGTACTTCAGACACATCCCACTTGGGAATCTGTCCAGTGTACAACATAGCAATCAATTCTTTAAGTGACTTAGCCCAACCCGGACGACTGTCACCTACCTTGATTACCGTGTCTGTGTGATGAAAGTCTTCATTCACAATAGGCAGCTTCTCAATGCAATGACGCTCCACAGAGAAGCCTACGCCTGTGCCACACATGAGGATGTACATAGTCTCATCAAACGCACGTGGGCTATCCACAGGCACGTACGAGCAGTTGTATCCACCTACGTGGCAGCGGTCTAGTGCTGGCCCTGAAGTCATCAATGCCCTCATAGAAGGCATGATAGCTTGACTAAGTACAGACCCTTCTAGTTCACCTCTTAGTGAATCAGAAAGCTTATAGCCGTGATTGCTAGACAGGTGACTAGCCATGTAATCAAAATATCTTGATACAGTTTCACTCCATGTCTCCCTTCGTTGCTCATCCTCTTTCCATCGTGCATATCGGGAAAGAGCAATAAAGTTTTGGTAGTCTGTTGGTAATTGATTGCTTCTCATTTTATCACTCCATTATAGTTCTAATTGTTTTGATGTCAGCACCGTCTACATCATAGAAGTATTCACGTATGCCATCCTCTATTTCTTCTCCAACCTGTCCATCGGCAGGTACAGGATACTCTTCTTCATCTACATCTATGGTAATAAACATTTTAACTCTTGCCATCAGCCATCACCTCTTCAATTAGCTTGTCCAAGTACCACTTGGCTTTTTGTAAATCCTCTAAAGGCTTTTCCTTGTAGTCGAAACGCCAGAGGTACTTCATAATATTGCCCTGCAGGTAGTACTTGAACCCTTTGTCAGTGGCAGCAGAGATAGCATGAATACACTCAATGCCTGTCTGGTTGTAATGTGGTGGACTATTAACCATATCCACATTACCCCAAGCACGTTTACCTGCTCTTTCTGCTTCTTCCATTTTCTTCATGTAAGCATCATGTCTCATGCTGAACCTCCTGTCTTTGTATTAAAATTAAGATGTACCACATTACCATCGTAGGTTTTCTCCACACCCATTTCTTCTTCTAGTTCTACAGTAATATCCATCTCGTTGTCAATAACATTTAATACATATTCGTGTACAATATTACGAAGTTCTGGTACTTCTTCCATGACAGGAACAGAGGCACACATCATTTTAGAAAAATGCATAAGCTGCCCATAGTCATCATCATCTAATGGATTCTCAGGAAATGCCATTATAGATATATCTACTTCACCACTCCATTTACCATCATCATCTGCAAAGGGTCTGATGCGTATAACAAAGTCTTCATCTTCTATTTGTTTTTTTAAGTGTTCTATATCCATATGCTATCTCCTTTTTACTTTAGTGCCACTAAACTTTATAAACTTTGGGTGTTTATTCTTACCCTTTTCTTTTAGCCAGTCTTCTGGGATTATGCGATCATAGTATCTAAACCCGTGCTTGATACACCAATCTGCATACGATGACTTAGCCCCCTTACTTAATTTAGCTTTACTATTTGTAAACACAAACCGGATATCCAGTTTGGGATGTTGTTTTTTTATGGCTATATGTTTGCGTCTATCCGCTGCCATGAACCTGCCCTTTGTTTCAATTATAATTCCATTAGCCAAAATAAAGTCAGGTGTATAAGTACGGTAGGCTAGGTCTTCCCATTCAATCTTGATACACTCATAATCGTATTTAATCTTATGCGTGTCAAGATAAATCGAAATGTTATGCTCTAGCCCACTACGATACCCATGTTTTATTGCCATTCGTCTTGCTTTATGCAGCAATGACATCTCCAATATATGAAGTTATAGGCGGGTTCTTAGCTTGCGATTTTACCGCTGCCCTTTCCGTCAAATCACTCCAACAATCAAACCTATAAGAGCAAAACTTGCAACTAGGATTAAGTACTTTATTGCCTGTCTCCTTTCCTCTAAACTTTTCTGGTATTGGTTGAAAACACTTTTCAAATTTATTCTCCTCTACTGTTTTTACTGTATCATTAATTTTCTTAACCTCTGTATCAAGGTCGAGACCTGTAGCTGGTACATACTTAAAAGCACCGTTAGCTTTATTAACTACCCACCAACCGCCTACTTTTTTACCAGCGGCTTTAGCGTATCCAGCTAACTGTCCTATGTATCCGAAACCATCACCACTGGCAAGGGTATCATAGGATTCAAATTTGTTTCTATATGACCAGTCGGAAGCTGATTTAATATCATCGACAGCATCGTTAATGACAATATCATATGAGCCATTAATAGTAGTATCCCCGCAGTCAAGGCTAACTTTTTCACTGTCTTCATACTTCACTCCCGCTTCTTTAAGCACTCCCTTGAAGACAGCTTCAACGATGTCTCCAAGCATCATGTTCATCATAAAAGTATTTGGAAATGGTAACGCTGCCTCTGGTTTATTCTTTTCATACCAGAGTTGGCAAGTGGGACGACCCACATTAGACATACGTATTCTGAAATCGCCCCTCTTTTTACCGCTACCAAACTGTCTGCGCATTGCATCAGCAACATCATTAGCTACTTGCTGAATGGTGTCCTCAGAGATAGTGCTGTCACCTTTGACAGCATTCTCCATGTACTGATGCAATGCTAGTTCAGCAGGATGGTTCATTATGCTGCATCCTCATCGTCTAACTCAATGTCTACAAGGCCATCAACTACGTCAATATCATCGTCTTCCATACGTGAGTTAGCTTTCTCTGCCCACTGGTTGATGATGTAACTGTTGTAGTTATCAATCCAAGCCATGAAGTCACCAAACAAAACCTGATCCTCTTCGGTCAGATCAATAGTATTGGATACATCAAGGGATGCCACAGGCACGTAGTAAGATGCGCCAGTTGGTATCTTACGTTCTGCTGTATTAGCAGAGATGATGTGTTGAGGCGGCAAACGCTGCATCTTAGCCAATGAAGCAAAGCTGTTCCCAATCTCCTTGAAAGCATCACGGTTATCAATCTCCCAAATAAAAGGCGTAGGTTCAACATCTACTTTCTCTCCTTTATCATCGGTAGGATTAACCAACTCAACAATACCCTGCACAACACGTACACGTTTGATTTGCTTAATCAAGTCCTGCATCTTCTCAGGCAATGCCTTAAAGTCTTTAATGTAACCAGCAGGTTTACCGCAGTTAAAGCCACCATCATTATCTTTCAGATCAGATTCCATCTTGCTGTCATCCGTCATCAAACTCTTGATGAAACGATTAGGTGTTTTAGCATCACCCATGACATAACGCTTGTACATGAAGCGTTGTAGGAATGGACGCATCTTAATACCAGATGCATAGTAAGTCGGGCCATCTGGAATCTCTAGCTTATACGCTCCACCCTCAATTACTTCTACGTTAACATTCTTGCCGTTAACTTCTGCAGTACCCATGATGGGTGAATGATTAATGCGTAACCTAGCCAACTGACTAGACTTAGACGATCCTGTAGTCTCATTTGCAGTACCCATAGCCTTTGCCATAGCTGCATAGTTATTAGTGTCGATTGTCATTAATTGTGTCATACATTTCTCCTTTGTTTTCTGCGAATGAGCCATAGTTATATCACGCCACGTCTTTAGTGTCAAGCCAATTCGGGCCGATTTTTGACTCTAAAAGTAGAGGAACATTAAAATTTATGCCCCATCGTGTCGTTATCAGTTGAGGTAATTCCTCATTAGTGGAGTTTATGATATTGATTACCTGATCTTCTTCGTCAGGATGTACATCAATAACAATACTGTCGTGTACCGTATTCACTATGCAAGAATTTTTACCCTGCAAAAGATATTCTATGTGTAATAAACACAGCGGTACTATATCACCTGTAGCAAATCCCTGCACAGGATAATTCTTTATCTGTGTAAAGTGTGACACCCTGCCACTGGCACGTCTTTCCACATCGGGAAAGGCATACTCGCGTCCTGATGGTGCAACTATTTTAGATGTAGTCAAAGCCTCTTTAGCCAGTCGGGAATGCCAAGCTGCGACACCTTTGTACTTTTCTGTGAAGTGTTCATAGTATGCTGCTTCTGCTTTTGTTCTGCCATATCCTGTTGCGCCGTAGAGTGGAGCAAACGTATGCGCTTTCGCATCCTGCCTACTCGTAGGCTGACCAGCATCACTAATAACTTTAGCGGTGTATGCGTGTACATCAAATCCAGTAGAAACTTCTTCAATTGCAACCTCGTCTTGTGATAAGTAAGCAGCAGCACGAAACTCTAGCTGCGCAAAGTCAGCCTCAAGTATCTTGCCACCATCAAATCGTGACACAAATACTTTCTTAACAGGAAACGTGCCGCCACGTGGCATGTTCTGCATATTAGGATTAGCACCTGACAGTCTACCTGTAGCTGTACGATGCTGCAGTAGGCTAACGTGTAGCATACCGTCTTGTTTGGTGTAGGTCTTAATGCCATCAACAAACGATGACAGGTAAGTATCAATAGCAGACAGTCTTCGTACCTTATATAAGAAGTCAACTGCATCGTCCATACCTTTAGACTTAGCACCAGCCTCAAGCAACTCAAGGTTGCCCTTGCTTGTGGTAAAGCCATTAGCACTAGCCCACTTAGCTGTCGGTGGCTTGAACTTAAAGCCAGCTTGAACATCAGTAGGATTAAACAAGAAGCCAGCGGTATCACAAGTAGGACACTTGCTAGGCTTTGCGAATGGATCACCATTCTTCTTGGTCTTGCGTATGTAACCACTACCGTTACACGTGGAACACTGGACTGCATTAGTCCTGTATAGTCTTTGTGTACGTGTAGCAACCATCTGTCTGAACTCATCATCAGGCATATAAGGATCAACCATAGATGCCCAATCACTCTTATCAAGCACCTTACGACCATAGATAACCCAAGACAATTGCTCTGGACTGTTAAGGTTGATAGGTGTATCACCCATTACCTTACGTACATGAGCCTGTAAGTCCGTAGTAAGCTGTAGCTTTTCTGCTTCAAATTCCTCACGAACTTCCTCTAGCTTAGATAGATCAACTGCAAAGCCGCGCTGATATATCTTAGTCAGGCATTTAGCTACACGATTAGTCAATCGGACAGTAGATAACAAACCTGCATCTTTCTCTGTATTAAGACGATACCACAACTTATCAGCAAGCTGCTGCGTGGCGTGAAGATCAGCAGATAGATACTCACACAACTCGTTGTATGGTATGTCTCGTGTGCTGTAGCCTTTCTTGAAGTACTCCTTCAAGGTATCCTGCTTCTTTGTGTCACACTCGTAGCGTTCTGCACAAGCCTGTAGAGATAGTGGTTCTTTAACACCGCGCTGCAATACATACTCAGCAAGCATGGTATCAAACACTGCACCGTCATACTTAAACCCTGACTCCCATAGCCATAGCAAATCATATGCCACATTGTGACAGATCAATACAGTAGCTTGGTCAAGATACCACTGCACACGCTCGTGGTAGTCAGCTTGACTAGGTACATCAGCATGGTCAAAAGGGAAGTGATGCTCAACACCTTGATCTGTAAGTACACCAACCATAGTCAATGAGTTAGTAGGCTCAAATGGATCAAGATGCATCTTACCGTCACGATGCGTTACTGTATTCTCTACGTCTAATGTTAGCTTCATGCTGTATACCTCGCTGTCTGATATTCAAGCTGACAGTGTACACTACCATGCCATCCTGTCAACTTATTTTTTACTACATTAAGATGACGTTCAATATCTTCTTCATCCTGTCCTTGCACTGGCGGGTTCTTAGCTATCAGTATCATTAAGTCAGCTTCAGCAGCCTTACCTGTACGTGAGCCTTCCATCATTGATTGATTAAGCACAACCTTGCCTTCTGCCTCTGCAGATAGCTGAGACATATAGAACACCGCACACTCATGCTGCTTGGCAATCATACGTGCGTGAACTGCGTTGGCTTTTAGGGCTTCATCTGCACGAGCAAACCCACCTGTCTTGGCAAACTTATCTCCCATGTCCAAGAGAACTATGTCAGGCTTGTATGCCTTGCACACGCTCTCTACCCAATTCATGTCACGTCCTGTGGCATCCTTGACCTTGATGCGTTCCTTCACAGGTGCATACAAGTCACGTGCCTTACTTGGATTAGCTTTTACCTCTTGCATAGTCATGCCCGTAGCGGCTGTCAGGTATCTTGCACCCACACGGTGATAGCCTTCCTCATTACATAAGATAATACAGTTAGCACCCTGATGAGCAAAGCCACCCGGCGATGCAATCAGACTAGCATGAAAGGATGTCTTGCCAGTGTTAGGCCGCGCACCAATCTCAATCAAGTGACCAGCGTTAACACCCTCAACCTTACGAACCAAGCTAGGTATATTAAATGTCCACCGTGCTTCAAGGTCATTACGAGCAAGCAATGTCTCTAACTCTATATCATCCCATTCAATGTTTAGGTTAGGCGTGAAGTCATCACCATACTGCTCAAGCATTTGACGTAATGGCTCAAGACTAGACTTGTCACCATTCACATAATCAAAACCTAAGTTAGCAATGTCCTCACCAATAACCTGTTGAAATAGTTTTGACAGTACCTCTTGTGCTATGTCTCCACCCATCGGCTGCTCACGTTTGATCTGACCAAACAGGCTACTGTAGGATGCCTTCTGTGCCGTAGTAAGAGTTGGATTGTTAGCCATGAACAAAGCCTCAATCTCATCTGGCGTAACAGTACGCTCGTATCTGTCCATAGCTGTATCAATAGCTTGCTTGATCTTGCGTACATCGGTACTAAACAATCTATCAGGGCAGCGAGAGCCACGATGATCCTCGTAGAACTCTTTGTCCATTAAACTTCTAATCAGTGATAATTCCATTTACATTCTCCATATCTGTCGGGTTACGATATTTCAAGTCATCTATTAAACGTAGTACACGAACATCGTTCACGTGTCCACGTAATTCTTTTGCCATAGCTAGTGTCTTGGGTAAAGCATCGGGGTCTAATGCTATGACTGCTGTTGAGAACTGTGCAAGATACCTTTTATGCGATTCCTGCAATGATGTGCCAAGAAGCGCAACCCCGACAAAGTTACCGTAACCAACAACGGCTGCACTTACACAGTCCTCAACAACTATTGCGACTTTACCACACCCAGCGGTATAAGGCAAGCCACTTTTTCCATATCTTTTCCATTTAGGTAGTCTGTGTTTGGATAACGATCTACCTGTTGCATCTACAATCTTTCCGTCATGCATGACAGGAAACACCACACGGCTTTCCTTTACGTCATACAACAAACCCAACTTGTCTGCATCAATATCCCAAGTAGAACACCATCTGTGCATAGCTAGATTGTCGCGATTGTGTACAATGTATGTAGGTAATTCAAACGTATCCATTGCAAACTCCTTACTGCCAGCAAAGCCAGCCTTTATATCTTCCACAGACAGATGCACACGTGTGCTACCTGATACACCACAAGATACTTTGTAACAATTCCATACAAGACTACCCATATTATTGGTAGCTGTAAATGTTTTGTATCCTTTACAGTTAGGACAGTTCATTCTTTTAGTCTCACCATTACTAAGACCTAAATCACTTACTATGTTATATATATTATTCATGTAATATCACTTTCCTTTGCGGCAGTTGAATGCTTATATCACGACTTCTTACGTGCTGTCAAGGCATTATTCGCACTGGTGTATGTATTTTTTAGATATGGCTTTACTGATTGTGGGTTAGCATGTCCTGTAACCGACATAATTTGTCCTATTCCCACGTCAGCATCCACCATTTCTGTTACACCAGTACGCCTTAAATCAGACAGACGTAAATCTTTTGACAAACCTGCGTCATCCATCAGCTTACGTGCGTGTAGAGGCAGTTTATACATAGAGTACGGCTCGTATACACCTCTATAGGATACTGGTCTAGGTGCTACATACTGCTGAAAGCCAAAGTCCTGCTCTTGTTGTATAAGCATATCAAGTAAGTCATCATCAATAGGCAACTCAACCTGTGCATCTCGCTTGGACTGTTGTATCACGACACGTTTAGTCTCAAAATTTAACATATCCCACGTCAGTAGTCTCATGTCACCTACTCGCTGACACCATTCGTATGCCATGTGAGCAATCAAACCTATGTTACGAGTGCTAAAATCACTGTACGCAGCGTCTAGCAGTTTCTTGACATCCCCCTTCGTCCATACCACCTTACGCGGTTTGGTGGCTCTCCTACGCACCGTAGCGAAGGGATTGATGTTGCAGTGTTCCATTCTTACAGCATAGTTTAGCACCATTCTTATTGCTGCCATGATGTGATTCGCAGTTGAGATACCACGGTCACACCACAGGTCATAGGCTAACTTAGCTTGCTTGGTGGACAGATAAGTGCAATCCACCTCGCCAATAACTACCCCCTCAACAGAGGTAGCCAATGCATTGGTCAAGCAGTATTGATAGTGTGCTTTAGTTTCATCCCGCAAGTTCTTGTAATCATGGGAAGAATAGTATTCTTTAGCTACCTGTTTAAGTTTCATCTCTATCCCCTTCTAAATAATTTATTGCTCGTCTTAACACATCACTATTATCTTTAGCTATGCCTAACATTCTATTACACTGATGACATATCCACCCTCTAAAATTTCCTGTACTATGTGAGTGGTCAAGACACCAAGAGTTATGGCTTGGGTGATTAGTACCCTTGATGCCATCCTTATCTCTAAGGCAAATAGGGCAGTGATGATTGTCAGGTACAGCCGGTGCAGACTTTCGTAAAACCCTTGTCTGTTTCTGCGCTGATCTTCTACAGTCAACACACTCTGGCCTACGCCTGACATCTCCATTTGCATGATAGGCATCAATGGGAAAGAGAACCAAGTCAAGTTCTCTCTCACATTTAATACATACTCTGGTTTCATCACCCAATTCAACATCGTAATCACCCTCATCAAAGAGGTTGTACTGCATCAGGCTGCTATTGATTGAAACTGTGGCGTATTTACCCAATTAGCTACCTCAATCTCGCGCATGAACAGAGACTTAGATTGTGTGTCGCTGCCAGTGTTACGCAGGGCAAAGCCATTACGCTCATCTGCATAGGTAGCATAGTTAGTGAAGGCAGAGTACAATGCCCACAGATTGCGTCCACGTGTAGCCACTTCCTGATTGTATAAGCCATACATTTTCTCTGACTTACGGTCAGACTTCATAATGCCCTCAAGCATAGCCTTGACATCAACGTGCATCAGGCTTGTGTTTGCCCAGCGTTGCATCTGTTCTGCCTGTGCAGTGAAGTCCTGTTGTGACTTGTGCAGTTCAGTAATGAACCTGTCGAGGCTGAAGTTGCTGGTGTTCTTACGCATAACTTTGTTATGATCGCCTGTGATCTGCCCATTGAGACAGAAAAAGTCGATAGCACCAAAGATAGTGGTGTTAGAACAAGTGCCATTGACACCATGCAGCGCAATGATACGCTTCATTAACGTAGTCTCGTGCTTGTCGGTGGTGATCTTAGCTTGCACATTAGGCAGGGTCACGTCCATCATAGCCCATCCTGACTTGTGTGCGCTGCGCCAGTATATATGTGCATCTTTCATGTCATGCTCAGACAAGGTTTCTGTCGTAGTCTGCATGACGTTAGTGAAAAAGTCAGTGTGCGATGCACACGTGAAGCCATTGCCTACGATGCCAATGTAGTCACCTGTTTTGCCATTTATGACGTACTTTTTATCGTCAACTTTAGTCGGCTCAAACTCAACATTGAAGTCGAGGTGTTCTGGGATATATTCTAGCATAATTATTCTCCTATCGTTAATTGATACTCTGTTATATATTATATTTTAGCAAATGTCAACCGTGTTCACGCACATCAAAGTTAAACTCGTTACGCAACCTGTCTTTTGCATCTGCTAATTCTTGCAAGTCATAGGCAGTAACAGCTTTGATGCCGCCTAAGTCTGGATACATGGCAGTGTCTAGTATCTCATCTAGCAACTCATACACCTTGATGACAGCAACCCGCTGGTCAAGAGACAGCTTGGCTATACGGTCACGGCGTTCTATACGTTCCTTCTCACGCTGCGCTGCCCAATACTCTATGCGTTCATCTTGTGTCATGTTCTCTAGTTTTTTAGCCATTACAATTCTCCTTCATCCATTGTGGCATGTTACGTCCTTTGTTATACCTAGCGAAACTACTCTTGTCAACCTTGTAGAACGCACGATAGGCTACGATAGGCCATTCCTCGTCTGTCTTGCAGTCATCATGTCCACTAAAGCACTGTGGGTGTGGTGTGATGTCACCTTCTGGTATCAGGTCAATACCACCAGCTATCGCTTTGCTATGCTTACCTGCACCATGCCACTTGCCATACCTATGATGGTACTCACACAGCATGGAGCAGTAAAGTTCATAGGCATACTTGAAGTTAGCCCTTGTCCGCATAGCCCACAGGGTACACGGATGCTTCTGATGCACAGGCTTGTACAAGTCCCATGCCTCTGCGTAGAAGGGTGCATGATGCCACAGGCTAGTGCATAGCATCTGTGCTTCTTCCAATGGCATCTTTACAATATGCTGGTCACATAGTGACCGGGCTATGGCATCTGTGTCATTCTCTATGATAAACCTATTCATGTCATGTCTCCCATTTTATGTTGAGTTCAATTTCATCCCATGCAGATTCGTAGGCAGCATCCCAATTAATATGGTGGCCTGTTTCTATGTCATCATCAGCCATTAAGATTGCCCAATGGTTAATGCAAGGTTCATGGTCAAGAGGTAGTTCCTTATTCATGCTCATCTCCCTCATTATCTCCAAGCCATTCATCTACACACTCATCACAGATGTATCCCAAATTTTCGCACTCATTGCAACCATCGTTGCGTCCTATGATTATCGGCCTATTCATGCTCACCTCCATTGCCTCTGCCTAGACCACCGAAATACTGTGGCCTACGCTTGGCTGTTTCAAATACACCTGCCGTAATGAACACACCTGCTATCAG